CAAGGCCGACGCCGCCCGCGCATCTCGGCGAAATCGCAAGGACGGAGTGGAAACGCATGGCTGACGAGCTCTACAGCCTCGGGCTGCTCACGCGCATCGATCGCGCTGCGCTTGCCGCCTACTGCAAGGCATACGAGCGCTGGGTGCTGGCCGAGCAGGCACTTGCGAAGATGGCCGAGCGCGACCTGCTCACGGGTGGCCTGATGATCAAGACCACTAACGGCAACGCGATCCAGAACCCGCTGGTCGGCACCGCGAACCGCGCGATGCTCGACGTTGTGAAGTTCGCCTCGGAGTTCGGCATGACCCCGGCGGCACGCTCGCGCATCGAGGCAGGCAGGCCCGGTGACGGTGATGGCAAGCAAGGCGATGTCCGCCAGAAGTACGGCTTCTGACCCGGCGACGCAGTACGCGCGCAATGTGGCAAGCGGGAGGATCGTGGCCGGTCCCGATGTGCGCAACGCCTGCAAGCGGCACCTTGACGACCTCGTGAGCGCGCCCGCCCGTGGCTTTACATGGAACCCGGCAGTCGCGCAGCGCGTGATCGGCTTCTTTCCTGATGTGCTCTGCCTGAACGGCGGCGACTTCGAAGGCGCACCATTCCACCTGCTCGACTGGCAGCAGTTCATCGTTGGTTCGCTGTTCGGCTGGCTGCGCGCAGACGGCTCGCGGCGCTTCCGCGAAGCATACGTCGAAGGCGGCAAGGGCTGCGGGAAGTCACCACTCGCGGCAGGCATCGGGCTTTACATGATGCTGGCCGACGCAGAGCAGCGGGCCGAGGTCTATGCGGCGGCAACGCGCCGCGATCAGGCAATGGTGCTGTTCCGCGACGCGGTGGCGATGGTCCAGCTTTCACCGAAGCTCAGGGAGGCGACCACCACTCAGGGCCGCGACGATCGCGTGTGGAACATCAGCCATCGCAGGAGCGGATCGTTCTTCCGTCCGATCGCCAGCGACGAGTCGGGTCAGAGTGGGCCGCGCCCGCATTGCGGCCTGATCGATGAAATCCACGAGCACCGCAATGGCACCGTCATCAACATCATGCGCGCGGGCAAGAAGGGGCGCCGCCAGCCGCTGATTTTCATGATCACGAACTCGGGCTTCGACCGCACCTCGGTCTGCTATGAGCAGCACGAGTACGCGATCCGCATCGCCAGTGGTGTGCTGGCTGACGACAGCTTCTTCGCCTTCGTATGTTCGCTCGATGAGGACGACGATCCCTTCGAGAACGAGAACTGCTGGATCAAGGCCAATCCGTCGCTCGGGCAGACGATTAAACCCGACTACCTGCGCGAACAGGTGCATCAGGCGCGCGGCATGCCCTCGCTCGCATCGACCGTGAGGCGCCTCAACTTCTGCCAGTGGGTCGACGCCGAAGATCCGTGGATCGAAGGACCGCTGTGGTTCGCATGCGAGGTGGGACGCCCGCCCGAGTCAGGCGACGTGCTGCGCGGCGATGCCGGTGCGCAGGAACTGATGCGGCGGGCTGAGGCGGCGCGGCTCGACCTGCGGGCCTCGTTCAGGGGCAAGAAGGTCTCGGGCGGTCTCGATCTGTCGGGCACCCGCGACCTCACCGCCGCCGCCTTCGTGACCGTCAACGATGACGAGACGGTCGACGCGTTCGTCGACTTCTGGACACCCGGCGAAACGATGGTCGAGCGCGGCAACCACGACAAGGTCGGCTATGACGTGTGGGACCGCGCTGGCTTCATTCACGCCACCGATGGACGCTCGGTCGCATACCGCGAGGTCGCACGCGGACTCGCCGCGATCGATGCCGAGATGGAGATCGAGGGCATTGCCTGCGATCCTTACCGGCTGAAGGACTTCGAACGCGAGTGCGATGCCGAGGGCGTGGCGCTGCCGTTTATGACACACGGTCAGGGCTTCGGGCGCTCGTCCGAGTCGGGCCTGTGGATGCCGCGCTCGATCGAACTGGTCGAGCAGCTGATTTTCGAAGGCAGGCTGCGCGTGGTGTTCAACCCATGCCTGCGATGGAACGTGTCGAACGCTGTCGTCGAGGCCGATGCGAAGGAGAACCGCATTTTCCGCAAACGCAAGGCGATCGGACGTATCGACGGACTCGTGGCTCTCACGATGGCCGTGGGCCTCGCCCTCAGCCGTAGCGACGAGCGCGAACCCGAATACCAGATGTACTTCCTCTAGGGGATACCGATCATGGAACGAGCCTATTCGCTGCTCACGGTACGCAGCGCGGACGACGCTGCCCGCGTGATCGAGGGCATCGCCTCGACGCCAACGCCCGATCGTTATGGCGATGTCGTCGAGCCGCTCGGCGCGAAATTCAAGACGCCCATGCCGCTGCTGTGGCAGCACGATGCACGTCAGCCGGTAGGCCAGGTCGAGTTCGCCAAGACAACTGCGGACGGCATCCCGTTTCGCGCGTCGATCGCAAGCATTGACGAGCCCGGCACGCTGAAGGATCGCCTCGACGAGGCATGGCAGAGCGTCAAGGCGCAGCTCGTGCGCGCCGTCTCGATCGGCTTCCGGCCCATCGAGTACGCCTTCATGGATGACGGCGGCATGCACTTCCTCGAATGGGAGTGGCTCGAACTCTCGCTCGTCACCATCCCGGCGAACAGCGAGGCCACGTTTCAGACCATCAAGGCAATCGATACGACCACCCGCGCCGCGCTCGGCATCGGCGGCGGTCATGTCGTGCGTCTCAATCATCCGGCGCGCGCTCGCGCATTGACGTCGTTTGTCATTCAGACGATCCACCGGGAGAACCCGCAATGAAACCCACTATTGCAGAACAGATCGCCGCGTTCGAAGCGAAGCGCGCGGCCTCACAGGCGCGCATGGGCGAGATCATGGATCTCGCCGCCGCCGATGGCGCGACGCTCGATGCCGCGCAGCAGGAAGAGTTCGATACGCTTGAACTCGACATCAAGGCGATCGACGAGCACCTGCGCCGCCTGAAGGCCGTCGAGGCGCAGATTGTGAAGAGCGCCACGCCTGTCAACGGCGACAATGCGCAACGCTCCAGCGTGACGCGCGCAGTTGGCGCTGGCCCGAATCCGATCATTACGATTCGCGGCAACATGCCGAAAGGCACCGCATTCACGCGTTACGCGATCGCACTCGCGCGCTCGCAGGGCAATCTGATGCAGGCGGTCGAGATCGCCAAAAGCTGGCACGACTCGACGCCCGAAGTCGAGAGCGTGCTGCGCGCTGCTGTCGCGGCGGGCACCACTACAGACCCGGTATGGGCCGCGCCGCTGGTCGACTATCAGAACATGACGGCCGAGTTCATCGAACTGCTGCGCCCCGCGACGATCATTGGGCGGATCAACGGCTTGCGTCGCGTGCCGTTCAATGTATCGATGCCCGCGCAGACCGCCGCTTCCTCGGCGCAATGGGTCGGCGAAGGTAAGGCAAAGCCGGTCAGCGCGCTCGGCTTCGAGACCATGCGGCTCGGCTTCGCGAAGGTCGCTGGCATCGTCGTGTTGACCGACGAGCTTGTGCGCTTCTCGAATCCCTCGGCGGAACCGATCGTGCGGCAGGACCTGATCGACACGATCACGCAACTTATCGACCACGACTTCGTCGACCCGGACAAGGCCGAGATCAAGGATGTTTCGCCGGAGTCCATCACGCATAACGCGACCTTCATTACCGCCAGCGGCACGACCGCCGATGCCTTGCGTGCCGATATCCGCTCGCTGTTCGCGGCCTTCACGGCAAACAACGTATCGGTGGCCGGTGCCTACTGGATCATGGACCCGGTGGAAGCGCTGACCATCGGCATGATGCAGAACGCGCTCGGCCAGTCCGAGTTCCCCGGCATCGACATGAACGGCGGCGTGTTCTTCGGCCTCCCAGTCGTCTGTTCGACCAACATCCCGAAGGATACGGACGGAAACTACCGGATCATCCTCGTCCAGCCAAAAGAGGTCCTGCTGGCAGATGACGGCGGCGTAACGCTCGACGCTTCGCGTGAAGCATCGCTGCAGATGGATAGCGCGCCGACCGGCAACGGTACCGGCCTTGTCAGTCTCTGGCAACAGAACATGATCGCGCTGCGGGCCGAGCGCTTCATTAACTGGAAACCGCGCCGCATGCTCGCTTGTGCCTACATCAAGGGCGCGAACTATGGCCTGTCGGACACGGAACCGCCGGTCGACGGCGGCGAGGCCGTGAGCAGCAAGTCCAAGGCGGTAAGCTGACGCCGTGTATCGCGAAGCGACAGGGCGAACCTCGCATGGGGTTCGCCCTTTTTCATTGGGGAACCGAGATGAAAGTGACCGCGATCAAGCCCACGTTCTATGCGGGGCATGAATACAGGACGGGCGAAGACCTCGATGTGTCCGAGCGCGACGGGAAGGCTTTGATTGCTGTCGGCAAGGTGAGGAAGTCGCAGCCAAGGCCGTCGCCGCAAAAGCCGGCGCCCGCCCTACAGACCCGCGACGTGAAGGCCGAGCGTGGTGGCGATGACCACGCAGTCCCGCGCAAAGGCCGCTATCGCCGCCGCGACCAGCGCGCCG